CTGAAACAGCACCAACATTCCAAAGTTTAGTATAGACATCAACTCTAGCAGTTTCATCTTTAGGAATAACTGCATTTTCATCAAACCAAAACTCTAAATCATCAGTACCACCAAATAAAGGTAAATAGTCATAAGTTAATTGCTGTGACCAACCAACCATAAATGGATGAATAACATGTTTTCCAAATGTATATTCTTGCGTTTCTGCATTTGCTCTGCTCTGGTCCTCCATCATTCCTATAATTCCTTTTCCAGTACGAAGCGAAGCCATAATGGTATCACGATTAAATTCTTTAAGTTCCTTAAATTGCATTTCCCTCTGTGTCGTTCCAAGAGTATTTATTTTAGACGAGCCCCATAAGAAACTTATCTTTCCTGCATTTTGACCACCACCATACTTTTGTTGCCATTGCTCTCTAATACGCGATTGTTCTTCTTGGCTTGGTGCTTTCTCCGTTGTTACAACTGCTTCTGGTGTAGCATTATTTTTAAACCAATTATACAAATAGGTATCAGATTCATAGTCCGTATCATAAGAAGTACCTGCAGCAAGATATGCAGACTGTCCACGATAGAAGTTTTTTGGATTAGGTAATTTGAAATGTACAACGTCTTTTGGATCTAAAACAAAACGCTTTCCACCAACATCATAAATATACGCTTTAATATAATTATCTGAGCCTAGTTGAATAGATACACCTTGTGGCATTAAAGGATTCAATTCTGTAGGAACTCCATCAAATCCTGTGAAAGCACCAACACGACCGCCTACAGCCCAAAATGCTTCTCCTGCAGCTAAGGTATGTATCCAAGTAATCTGTTTCAATAAGTTCTCAGTAAGATATGAACGGCCTTTTAAATTATCTTTAGGTAAAGGATTTTTTAATAGGTCCAATGCTTGATGTTCATATACTCTTTCATATTCAATTCCTTCTGATGTGATAATCTTTTTTCTTAAAAATAATTCAGTAGTGCCAATAGTATTCACTATTGCATTACTAGCAGCGTAAGCCCAAGGGTTTTGTTGGTACACTTTTAATCCTTCTGCTGCTTTCGCTTCTGGTGGCATGCCTCCTGCGCTAGTTGAAAATGTTGTATGAAAAGCAGGTGGAGCATCACGATTAACAAGGGAACGTCCTCGTTTGAGGATATCCCCTGTAAATTCACTGATGGTATTTAGCAAGTTTGACATTACGGTTATGATACAGCGTAGAACTAACTAAAGCTATTCACCTGCTATATCATGTAATACACCACGGATTCTTGCCTTAAATCCTGCAGTAGGTGTACCAAGAGTTTTAGCAGTTAAATATAAATCTCCATTCCACATATGATTTGCTTCTGTAGTTGTTAATGGAATAAACATTGATGCGCCAGTTGCAGTTGGTGTATTTTCCATGAAACAAACATGAGAACCAGTTGCAGTTTCAGCAGCTTCAACAAGACAAATATCATGTGATACTCCTGCAGGATTAGTTATATTCTGATACGAAATCCATAAAGTAATTCCAGTCCCTGCGTTAGTATCATCAATAAGATAACCGCCACTTGTAGTTTTAAGTGGGCTTTTTGCAAGCAATGCATCATATTTGGCTAATCCACCTGTAGAAGTTAAAGCATAATTAAATGGCAATTCATGTACATACGGCATTGATTTTCTTGCAACATTATCAGTATCAAAATCATACATTGTGAAAAAAGATCCCACACCTCCTCCTCCAATAGAAAGACCAAGGAATAGGGTCGAGCCAAATTTTAATATATTCTTGATATTCATAGCAGTAGTGGGAATAAATTACTGATTGCGTTCGCGCTTCTTTTGTTCACGGCAGGGCTTACATCTCTTAGGAGGTTGCCACCCTTGGCTCTTAAAGAAATCACGGTCACGCTCATTGTACACAAAGGGTAGGTGGCAGTCTATACATGTTAATTGTTCGTCCATTAGATTGAAAAGGAAAGAGGTGTATGTTCATAGTATACAGACAGCGCGCCACTATCACAGTTATGTACCAATATACCATTCGCAAAATATTCATGATTCTCTTCAACTTGTATATTGTAGACCATTTTTTTGTGTTCTATAGAATTTTGAAGAACATTTTTTAGAACAGAATTTTGCTCGACATGAATGCATTGTTTTTTGAATACCACAAACAATGCATTTAATCTTTTTAGATTTATTAATACTATTTTTAGAATGCTGTTTATGCCATTCTCTTCCTGCTTTACTTTTATGCCATTCTTTTGCTTTTTCTCTTGCATATTTTTCAAGATTGTTTCTTGATTGTTCAATTCTCTGTGGTTCTTGCAAATGCATAGATTGATGAATTGAACGAGACATACATTCAAGATTTTCAATATTATTATTGGAACTATCACCATCTTTGTGATGAATAATATAATTTTTCTTAATTTTCCCATAAGTATCAATCCAAATTTGCCTATGTAATGCAATAGGTGAACTTTTCCATTTTGTATGTGACCAATAATATTCCCTATGTTGTCTGCGTTTTGATTCAGGATATCTGTGATATTTAGCTCCTCGATAATTGATAGTTTCTCGTTCCATACATGTAGTGTATCAGAGATAGCTAAACACTCAAAACACTTTATTCCTTTTGTTGTTATAAATGGATGATCTCGCGTGCCTGTTAGACCAAAACGAGTAATAACATCAGTAATACGATTCCCAATCCTACATACTTTTTTAAAACCATTTCTAGTTCTAACCATATCACCAACAGCTATATCCTCTATATTAATTTGCCCTTTGTTTGTCAAAATCTTGGTTCCTCCAATAAAACAATAATCATCATGCGCTCCTGATTCATCCGGATGATGGCAGGAAAGAATTTGTTTGTCACCTTTATATTCTTTAACAAGTTCTAACATTTCATATTCAAACTTTTGTATATGTGTATCTCCTTCCCAGTATTCAAACCTTCTTTGCCCTGTATCCTCAACTGCGCCAAGTGCTATTCCTTCGCCCACAGATATAAGATTTGAGTAATTTTGATATAGATTTGCTTTAGAAGATTGAGAGAAAGTAAATGGTTCTATATTCCATTTTGACTGCTCTTGAATTACCTCATCAACAGCAACACCAACACCCGTTGCATCATGAATAATCTCTGCTATTTCCCACCCTTTATTCTCAAATTCTTCTTGTAACCATTGTAAAATTAAAGGAATTTGTACAACATATTGCGTACCTGCAAATTCTATAGACTTCATTCTTTGCCCCTTAGTAGTAGATACAGTAACAACCGTCGGATCTGTATATTTGCCCCAGTCAATACCAACAATGACTCTATTGTGTTCAACACATAAAAATCTCTTGCTACATGTTTGCAATTGTTTCCGTGTTACAAAGTTTCCACGTTCTGTTACCCATTCCAATAAATATTGTGTTTTAATTTCATCTGTTTCTACATTACCAACTTGTTGCATTGTTTTCTTAAAAAACTTCTCATACTCCAGATGTTGAGGGTCACCAGTTTTTTTGTATGCTCTTTTTCTAGATTTAATTACTTCTGCAGCATGATAAATTAAAGAATGTTTTGACTCTTCAACACCTGTTTTAAAATTGCACATACGATATCCGGCCACGCCTACAAATACACAAAAACCATTCGTTGCAGTCAACATAGGTTTTACTTCTTTGTTAAATTTCTTATCACTAATTTCATGAGCTTCTTCAACAATAGCAATATCTAAAGTTTTAGATTCCAACTTAGTAGATTCACCAAGAGAAAAAGCATACATAGTTGCCGCCCTATCCCAACCTACAGTCCTACCAGAATATCCTTTTTTTGGTCGTATATAGCCTATAGTCGAAGAATTATCTTCAATAGGACTTAAACCAAACAGCCGAGAGGTAATAGGCATAATATCTTTTACGCGGTCCCAATCTGTTTTCGCTTGTTCGTATCGAGGTGCAAAAAATCCAAGTCCTATTGATCTGCCATACAACAAATCAAGAAACGGAATTAAAAATGCTACAGCTTCAACAACTCCAGTTGTTTTCCCAGACTGCCTAGAAATCTCCATGTAAATATCATCTTCTACATCACGAACAATAGCAGCTTGAAAGAATACATCTCTAAATTCTCTTTGATAATCATATAAATAAACACCTC